ATGCCCGGCAGGCATTTACGCAGAAAATGTATGAAGTTGTACATAACCTGGAAAATATGGAAGTAACAATAAGGCCTCAAAGAATATCCGACGCAGAACATAGCTGGAGGATGCGTAAGGATAAGGATATATGGAAGTACGCTATTTGCGAAAGCCCCTACTCTCCCCTATCCCTTGAATCAGAAAACAACTTTTATAGAGAACAGTCAGAAAGTGATGAGTGTATACGCTTTGCTGTTCTGGCAGACGGCATATATGTCGGCAATGTTTTCATAGATAGAATAGATGAATCAGCATACGGATTTGGAGAACTTCACACTCATATCCTTAACAAAGCCTTTTGGGGTAAAGGCATAGGCTATGAATGTAACCGGCTTATCCTTGAATATGCTTTCCGCATCGCTAAAATGAATGGGGTTTACCAATATATCAATCCCTGTAATACCGCTGCATGGAAGAATGCCCTGAAACTCGGATTTAATGATATCGGTACTTCCTCTGTCAGGTCTAACGTACATATATTCATTATAAAAAAAGAGCAATGGATAAAAGAATAGAAATTATAGAACTGCCTGTGTCCGAACTTAAGACAGAGTTTGGGAATCCCCGTAAACCATTAAAGAAGAAGGCCAAGGAGAAGCTGAAGGAGTCACTTGACAACCTTGGCGATTTCGGCGTTATCGTCATTGACGAACACAACAATATCATATCCGGACACCAACGTGTTTCCATTCTTATGGAGAATCCTGACACTCAAGTTTTGTGCAAACGCCTTATTGGTTACAGTGAATCAGAATTAAAGGCTATTAATATCAAAGCGAACACCCATGCCGGCGAATGGGATATGGACAAGCTGGCTGAATGGACCGCAGACTTGAAAATCGATTTAAGCCTTGACCTTGAAAATCTGAATGTCAAAGAAACAAAGATCAAGGATATGGAACTGATACGCTATGAAAAATACGATTATGTGATGATTGTATGTCGTAACGAGATAGACCATCTGAATCTGACCCGTGCTCTTGGAATTGACGACAAGAAAGTTCTTGTATCCAGAAACGCCACCAGAGAGCGTAAGATTAAAGCACGTGCCGTATGGTACGATGATATAAAAGCCCAGATTATGCCTAAAAAAGAAAAAGAACAATGAAAAATTTCAATGTACTGCTTACGTGCTGCTCCATCCACGTAAAAGAAATGATAGATTGTTTGAAAAACAATGAAGACGGAGTTGATATAAAAGTATATGTCGCAAATTCCGTTGCGGCCAACCTCCCGCCTGCTGAACTGTCAGACGGTAATTTTGTGGTTCCGCCCATTTCTGCTCCAAATTATGTTGAAACACTCATATCCTTATGCAAGGAATATGATGTTTCAATCATCATGCCTACAGCGACATTGGAGTTGGAAATAATGGCTCGCGCTAAAGATAAGTTTGAGCAAAACGGTATTCTTGTATCTGTTTCTTCTATTGACAGTCTTCTGGTTGCCAACAATAAGATTGCTCTTTATAGTTGTTATGCCGGCTTAATGCCCAAACAGATCATTCCTGAGAGTGTTTCCGATGTGGATGCTTTCGCCTCTATGTTCAAGTACAAAAACAGCTCTATCTGTTGTAAAGTGGACAATCTGTGCGGCGGTAAAGGCTTCGCCGTTGTGGATGACAAGAAGTGCAATGATACCTCTCTATTCAACAAGTTCGGAGAAAACAGATACATATCCTTGCTTGATTTGAAATCCATCGTTGACAATGGTAAAAATAAGGTTATCCTTCAGCAGAGAATCGAAGGACTGGATTACACCGTTAGTGCGCTTGCAGACAAAGGAGTAGTTACTCATATCTGCGGTTATGTCGGCTACATGATGGCTTTCGGCTCCATTATGTATGGAGAAATCCAGTCCAACGACATGGCGTATGATATTGTCAGCAAGATTGTGAGAGAACTTGAACTTGATGGTAATGTGGCTTTTGACTTCATTCTGAAGAAGAGCGGCAAGGTGGTACTGCTTGAAATAAACCCGCGTATCAATGCCTCTCTCCCGTTTGTACGTCATGCAGGTTGCAATATGGTTTATTTGCGATGCAAACAATTACTTGGTTATGAAATTCCATCCACATATGAACTAAATTATGGATTAAAGATGAAAAAGTTCTATGACACCCGGTATTACGTTTAACATATACGTCATGTCATATCAGCGACCTCATAAAATAATGACTAAGAATTGCCTTGAATACTGTACTTATGTCGTTAGGGAAGAAGAAGCTGATGCTTATAGAAATGCCGGCATAGATGATATGCTTGTCATTCCTAAGGATGCCACGCTTGAATGTGGCGGCAAGGTACATAGTTTCATGTCAACGCTATATTGGATAATTGAAAACACACCGGAGGATGTGATATTTGTTGCCGATGATGATATAAAGCGTTTCTGTTATCGACTTGACAATTATACTGCCATCACAGCAGAAAACTACCCTGACTGGAAAGAACGCACATGTGATGAAATACTCCGTATCGGCCAGCTACTTTACGATTTAAATCTTGGGCTTGCTTTTGATAATCCACAAATGGCTTTGTATGTGTATGACAAGGAATTTTGTTTTAAGGGAATGCCCGGTCATGTAAGATGGATAAACAAGAAAGCACTCAAGGCCAGATATGATCTGAAAGACCCGGCGATATCCGATGTTGATATGATGTTACAGGAACTGCTTATGAACAGAGTTGTACTCCTGCCTAAATATTTTCACAGCTACGGTATCCAAGCTTCCAATGAAGGAGGAACCACCATTGATTCCAGAAAGAACTACGAATATAGATGTGCAATGAAAAATAAATGGGGAAAGTATTATGAATTTGACTTTAGAAAAAATACAGCAAAGATTAATGTCAAGCGATGATTTGAAAACACCTCTATACATTGCAGACAAAAATGACTTCAAACGGAATATCACCGATTTTGTAGCCGCTTTCAGAAAATACTACCCAAACTATAATATCGGGTACAGTTTCAAGACGAATTACTGCAAAGAATTCATCAATGTGGTAAAAGAAATTGGTGGATATGCAGAAGTTGTTTCTCCCAAAGAGTATCAGCTTGCACGGAACTATGGATTTGATGACAGCCGGATTATATACAATGGAGTTATCCCTGATTTGGGCAATAAGATACGATGTGCTAATCATGGTGGAATAGTGAACGTTGATAATGTAGGTGAGCTTGGTTCACTTATCGGAATATACACCTCACCGCTTGCAATTGGAGTGCGTCTAAATTTTGATATTGGGAATGGCATAGTTTCAAGATTTGGAATTGATGTTGATAGCAAAAGTTATCAAGAAATCATAGAACTACAACGAAGAGGATTGATAAAAGTCAAATGTGTTCATTGTCATATTTCTTATGCTCGTGGACTGTCGTATTTCAAGAAGCGTGCCGAAATGATGGCTCGATATGCAAAAGAACTTAGAGCCAATATAGTTGATATTGGCGGCAACATGTTCGGTCGCATGGATGACAGTTTAAAAGCTCAATATGGAGAATATATACCATTGTATGAGGAGTATGCCAAAACTATTGGTGAAGTCTTTGCAAGAGAGTTCCCTGATGGAGAAGTGCAGCTTATCACCGAGAATGGCACACCGATAGTTTCCACTTCCATGTCTCTACTTGCAACCATTATCGGCAAGAAAGTTATCAGAGGAAAAACAATGCTCGTTGTGGATTGCAAGCGTGATGATGTCGGTTTTGTCTGCCATACGAAAAATCCACCTTGCAATGTGCTTTCAAACGATAGCGATTACGTCGAACACGCTACCATTTACGGATGTACCTGTATTGAGAATGATATTATCCATCGTGATTATTCCGGTCCAACTAATATTGGTGATAAGATTCTTATTTCTAATGTTGGAGCTTATGGTTGTAATGTTGCCAATGACTTTATAACACATAAACCAAAATGTATTTGCATTGATGATATATAAGCCGTTAATCATTGTTTAACTCATTGTTAATCAGATATTTAAATTTTAATATCTCACTATAAATCAGTATCTTAGCATTATAAAAGAAAAGCAAAGTAATAATTTAAAATAAGAGATAGACAATGAAAGCAACAAAGTACATTAATTCAAAAGGTTTGCCAAAAGGTGCATTTATTTACAAAATAAAGAAAGATGGAACGAAATCTGCTCGCCCTACATTTCATCAGTTTTGTGGAACTGAAAAAACGGCAGAGGAAATGATAGCAAGATTGATTAAATTGAATCCAAATTCAAAATTTGAAATCGCATAATAGATTGAGATATGGCAAATGCACTATACACAAAAAACGGTCACAATATGTTTGAGGTTTCATCCCTCATTCAGAAGGCAATACGCAGGAGCAACAAAGACTATGCCTGCTATGCTGCTAACGAGTTGGCACCACGATTTAGAAAATATCTGTGGAAGCGATTACTCTGTGTTTCAGCAGAGGATTGTTATGACCTTGTTACGAATAAGATTGTAGCACTCAAACAGGCTGATGACGCACAAAGCTGGCAGGACAAATCACCTCTATTCATTGAAAAGGCTCTCGGCATTCTTCTTGCCACAAGAAAGAATCGTGATGCTGATTATTTCGCCTGTAACCTGCTTAATTCAAGAGACAGGATAGAATTGCCAAAGGATGAATATGTCGGAAGTAATGCCGGATGTTACACCAAAAATGGGCATGACATGTTTTTAGTTGCCGGATTATTGGAACGTGCCATAATCGGCAAAGACGATATCAGAGCCGGTTATCTGGCCAATGAGTTAATGGTAAGGTATCGGGAGTTCCTTTGGAAACGGCTTATTATGATAGCAGGTAATCTCAACTATCAGGCTATTACCACTGAAATTGTCGCATTGAAGAAAGCAGACGATATGCAACCCGGTAGTTCACCTAAATCATCCATTTTCGTAGCAAAGGCTGTTACCGTACTTCTGAAAGTTGTAAAATACGGATATTGCGGTTTCTATGCAAATGATTTCCCTTATCCTGTCACATGTTTGAAAGACTATGACAACAGATACATGTCAATACCTGATTATGTATTTGACTGCCATACCCATAAAGGGAAGCAAAGAGGAAAGACCAAAAAAGAATTTATCATTGCCGAACAATCCGCATTAACCCCTTACAAAGAAGGTGAATACGACCAATGTGGTTGGGACAGATTTTTCTATCTGGAGAAGAACGGATTCTATGACAAGGATCATATAACTCCGAGGCCGGATGAGAAAAAAATGAAAGAGATTGAGGACGGATGCGTACAGCAGTCCTTGTTTGATTGAATGTTTTAATTGATAACTAGTGTATATCCGATGCGTCTTTGGTGAAAAGCCGAAGACGTATCGGCATGTAAAGTTATAAAATTATGGGAAAGAAGGAAAGACAAGAATTGTTTTTGAAACATTTCCGTGAAAGTCATGGAATTGTTTCGTATGCCTGCCAGAAAGTAGGTATAACGAGAGCCTGTTATTACAAATGGCGGGACAGTGACCTTAAGTTCAAGGAACGTGCTGAGGAAGTAGAAGAAGAAACCATTGATGTAGTCGAATCTAAATTGCTTTCCGCAATCAATAATGATGATTTAACTGCGATAATCTTTTATCTGAAAACAAAGGGTAAGAAACGTGGTTATGTTGAGCGTGTCGAGCAGGATGTCAATGTCAATCCATTCGAAAGTTTGATAAAAGAATTGCCGGACAAAATAGAAGAATAATGGATCTGAGCGATAAGGCAGCCTTGTATATACAGGCGTGGAGAGACGATTGGTGCAAGTTCTGTTCCGATGTGCTGAAAGCGCGTTTGGATAAAGAACAGCAGGATATTATTCACTCGGTTCAATACAACCGAATGACCGCTGTAGCCTCCGGAACTGCCCGTGGCAAGGATTTCTGTGCCGCTTGTGCCGCTATGTGCTTTATGTATCTTACTCCACGCTGGGTTAACGGAAGATTGGTAAAGAATACCAAAATTGCAATGACAGCTCCGTCCGGTCGCCAAGTAAAAGATATTATGATACCGGAAGTTTCCAGGCTATTCCGGAATGCTGGTTTCCTGCCTGGACGTTTATTGTCTTCAGGAATCAGAACCAACTACGAAGAATGGTTTCTAACGGGGTTCAAGAGTTCTGATGACAATATGGAAGCATGGTCTGGATTCCATGCCGTAAACACATTGTTTGTTGTTACGGAAGCCTCCGGTATATCAGAAGTTATCTACAATGCCATCGAAGGTAATTTGCAGGGAAATTCCCGTTTGCTAATAGTGTTCAACCCTAACGTGACCACAGGATATGCTGCACGTGCCATGAAGTCTGACCGTTTTGCCAAATTCAGGTTAAGTTCCCTTAATGCTGAGAATGTTGTAAGCAAGAAAATAGTTATTCCTGGTCAAGTTGATTATGAATGGGTGAAAGACAAAGTGGAAAACTGGTGCTCACCTATCCAGCAAGCTGACTTCAACGAAGGTGAAGGGGACTTCAAATGGGAAGACGGTCTATATCGGCCGAATGACTTGTTCCGTGTGAAAGTGCTCGGTATGTTCCCTAAAGTGGCGGAAGATGTGCTTATCCCCTACGAATGGATTGAAATCGCCAACGAGAATTGGAGGAAACTGCAAGAAGATGATTTTGTTCCAAAGAAAAGCTGCAAGATTGGTGTCGATGTTGCCGGCATGGGACGTGATGACAGTGTGCTGTGTCTAAGATATGGCAACTATGTCAGTGAGTTTGAAGCGCACCAGTCTGCTGGAACAGCAGACCACATGCACGTAGCCGGAATGATAACCAGATATCTTGACAAGAAGGGTGCGAAAGCATTTATTGATACTATCGGCGAAGGAGCAGGAGTGTTATCTCGGTTGCAGGAACTTGGGTACCAAAATGTGTATTCTTGTAAGTTCTCCGAGAGCGCACGTGGGCTGCATGATATAACAGGCGAATACACCTTCGCCAACATGAGGGCTTATCTGTTTTGGGCGGTACGTGACTGGCTTAATCCCAAAAATGGGTTTGGTGCCGCTCTCCCACCCTGTGATAAACTTAT